GGGGCAAATCACACGATGGCGTTGAGTGATTTCCTTCCTATTATTCAGCAAAATGCTTTCACCGCAACGTCGCCTAATCCAGCGGATCCGTTCTTCCTTCATATTATTCCGGGATATCTCACGAGTGGTCCGGGAAGTGTCAATACGCAAGAAATGACGGGGAATAATACGCAGTTGAATTCGCAAATCGAACAGGCTCTTACTCTTTTACAGGGCTCTAACAGAACTCCGGGTAAAATAAAGCCGGACACAACTTTAGATGAAATACAGGGGAAATTAGTGGTTATTATGGATACAGAATCTACCCAGGGGTATATGACAAATGCCTTGAAAAATATGGTGAATCTAAGCGTGCCTGAATCGGATTTTATAATGGCTAAGGGGTTGTCCAATAGTAAAAAACCGTTTATTACGGTTCTCCCATTTGATGAGAAGGGTTCTCTTACAACGAGTATTATTAATTACATCGATCTTTATTCGAAATATATGATGAATGTAAGCCCTGTTTGTGTCTGGCAATCTCGATATATTGGTTCGAGCCTAATAGCGTATTCGAATCTAGGAGATTATGAACTTCTCTTTTCCAAAGAGGGCGGTTCCGCTTTTGTGAATCTTGTGAATAAGAAACCATAATAATCCCTTTATGACAACCTATAAAAAATATTTCGTTAATATATATGGGTGCTGAAAATACAATTTGCGACGATAAAATGACCGTAGAGGAATGCGAATTGGTTATCTTACGTAATTCTGTCGATGAAACTGAAAAAATTCAGAAAACCAAAATAGCTAATACCGATGATGTCAAAAAGATGATTTCTATTTTAGAGGATTTCTTGAAGAAATCAAAGGCGATTTGTTATGGTGGAACGGCGATTAATAATATATTACCCGAAGAAGCACAATTTTATGACAAAAGCATAGAAATCCCCGATTACGACTTTTTTATTATGGACGCAGCTAAGAATGCCAAGGAACTCGCCGATTTATACTACGCCGCCGGTTTCGAAGAAACGGAAGCCAAATCGGGCGTTCATAAAGGAACCTACAAGGTTTTCGTGAATTATATCCCCATGGCGGATTTAACGGAGTTGAATCCAGATATCTTTAGGGCAATACAGAAAGACTCCATTGTCATAAACGGTATTCATTATGCTCCGCCTAATTATTTGCGTATGGGTATGTTTTTGGAACTCTCGCGTCCTGCTGGAGACGTCTCGCGTTGGGAAAAGGTTTTCAAACGTCTTACGCTTTTGAATAAATATCATCCAATGAAAGCGCCGTATAATTGCCGGAAAGTAGAGATGGTAAGCAATCGCGAAAAAATATCGAAGAAAATGGAAACGGTATTCTTCACTTTGCGCGATGCTCTAACATCGCAAAAAGTCGTGTTTTTCGGTGGTTACGCCGCGTCTCTCTATTTGAAATATACGAAAAAAGGGAAATCTGTAGGTCTTCCTCGTATTCCGGATTTCGACGTTATTTCAGAGAACCCCGATAAATGTGCGCAGATCATTAAAGAGCGATTGGCCGATGAGAATATCAAAAACGTGAAAATCGTGAATCATGCTAATTTAGACGACGTCGTTCCAGAACATATCCAGATATTTGTGGACGGTGTTTCTGTCGCGTTTATTTTCAAACCTATTGCTTGTTATAATTACAATATCGCCGAATTCGGGTCACATCGGGTCATGGTGGCTACCATTGACACGATGTTGAGTTTTTATTTGGCTTTCGCTTATTCAAACCAAACATATTTTGATGTTGAGCGAATCTTATGTATGGCACAATTCCTTTTTGACCTTGAACAACATAATCGCGTATCCCGTAAAGGACTCTTGAAACGATTTTCTGCGAATTGTTATGGAGAACAACATACGTTATCGACTCTTCGCGCTGAAAAAACGGAGAAGTTCAGAGAGTTGAAAGAAAAGGGAGTCAAACAGGGTTCGCCAGAATGGAATCAGTGGTTTTTCAAGTATTCTCCTGCTCCTTCTCACGCTCCTTCTTCTGAAGGAAAAAAGAAAACAATCAAATCGGAGAACGTAGAGAAAGTCCAAAAGAAAAAACGCAACAGAACCCAACGCAGACGTCCCTTTTCCTTGTTCGGTAGAAGAAGAACGAATCGAAATATCTTCTTTTAGACCCTTCCAAAAGACCCCCTCTAGTCGAATAGACCCTCTAGTCTAAAAGACCCTCTAGTCGAATAGACCCTCTAGTCTAAAAGACCCGCCATGCTCACTACTTTATGAATACTATAATATGACGTTGCAAACAAAAATGCTTTCAAGGTCAATCCCGTTAAATTGAAATTCCCGTCTTCACGATAAATAGACAAAAAGGCAAATCGTTTGAAAACAAGAGTATTCAACAAAGGAAGCTGATAAACAAAATACAAAAGTCCAATCAAAATAGGAATTAATAAATCGTCAAGCCAATGTTCTCGCGATTTCTCTCGAAGTTTCTTTTCTTCATATTCGCGAATTTTCCTATCATGTGAAATCTGATATTCCTGAATATAATCCGAAGTCAATTTGGGTGGAGGAGGAATGTAATTCGGCTGGATCTGTTCGTCTTGAGTATGTTCCGAGATATTCATAGGTATATCTCTTTGGGGTAATCGAACGTGTTCTTCTAATGCTAGGGATGCTTGAGGGGCAAATTGCGCGGAAGCAGCGCGTCCCTGAGTGTGTTGTGGTGGCATAATTCCTCCAGGAGGAGGTGGAGGCATACCGTATGGATTCGGGTGAACGTCCATTGGCATATAGGTATTGCTAAATCCCGAATCCATACCCATTCCCATTCCTCCTTTAGGACCCATCGAACCCATCCCTCCACCTCCACCTCCACCTCCACCTCCTCCTAACGGAGGTCCCTCTGGCAAATCAACAATGCGGGTCATCGAAATATTTTCGGCCATCTTATTTTATATGGCTTATTATTTTGTTCTTAATATTACGCAGTTCAATATGGAATGATAATAGTATTCCTTTATGACCACTTTTTGGATACCTTTTTATATTTGTCATAAAGGAATATTGCTCGGTATTCTCTTGACTCCTCTCCTCCCCTCCCCTCACCGGAGGTGCAAAAAAATTTTTTTTCGACCCCCCTTTTGGGGTCTCCGGATTGGGGTCTCCGATGTCTTCGAGATATTTTACGAGAACCGGTCGAAGTTCTCGTAAAAATGGGGGAGCGAAGCGGAAAGGAGCGAAGCGGAAAGTCTCCGCTGTCGGGGGTCGAAAAAAATTTTTTTGCACCTCCGGTGAGGGGAGTCAAGAGAATACTGAGCAATATTCCTTTATGACTTCGTGTGAGAGGGTATTTATTTGTGTTGTTCTCCGGTGATTTCGACTGTTTGTTTTGTGGAATCACATTTTGTAGGATGAAGAGTGTATTTATAACATTCCTCACCGAATTTGTAGGTCTTTCCGTCGATTTCGCTTATAAGAGGGCCATTAAAGGTAATACATTGTTTTCCATTACACGCCTTGTAAAACAAACTCGCTAAACCGAGACCCAAAATAATAGAAATGAGAACAGCTCCAGTAGGTGTGTTTAACAAACGCTTCAAATTCATCTTATATTAGAGTGAGATATTTACAATTTGCGATTTTTTATTGTTTTGTTTTTGGATATTTTTTGAATTTTATTACTTTTATTATGGTATTTTCCACCACGCTTTTTTTTAACACTACGCTTTTTTTCAACACCACTCTCTTTTTGATATGGTATTAATTTTAAATCATTTACAAATTTTTTATGTTCTTCTTTTATATCATTTAGGTCTTTATGTAATTTAATTAATTCGTCTTTGTTATTAGGATTCGTTTTTTTTACTATACTTAATTTTTGTAATAAACCATCTATAAGCTGTATAATAGTATCAATTTCTGTTATATATGGTCGTTTTATATTGTCTTTTTTCAATGTTATATTCGTCAACTGTCTTTTTCTTAATATGTTAATTTTTTCTTTAAACATTTTTAATCTATCGCTCATAGCGGTTGCTTCTTTTTTGATGCTTTTTAATATTCTTTTTTTTAATAAACTTTTAATAACGTTTTTTGGTATTTCCACTTCACTATATTCTGGTATTAATGTATTATTGTCTTGTAAATTCTTCAATAAAAAATATATTGTATCAATATAATAATTCTCATATTCTCTTTCAATAAAACCAAATAATATATTCACCATATCTTTTCGTGCTTGTTTATCATCTGTTACTTTTGTCTGTTGAATTAAAACAAATATAGCGGTCATTAAGAATTTGTAAAAAGTAAGTGTATTGTTTTCAGCATTACTTTTGAATGAGCTAGACGTTCTTGAATTACGCGATTCATTTACTGAATTATTTATATATGTAATAGTAGCAAATTGATTACCTTTCCATTGAGATACATATAGTAACAGATCATTCAAAGTATAACTGTCTAATGTTTTAACGAAAGCATCATATGGAGGTATTTTATTAATAATTGTAGAAGTATTTTCTAACATAGGTAATCCACATACGATACTTTCTTCATAAAGTATCACTGGATCTTGATGAGATTTATCATCCTTTACTTGGTCTGGTATATTTACAGGTTGGGTTTTAGTATAAAACGCTACTGGTTTAATCTTATCTCGAATTTGAATTAATGGATATGCCTTTTCTTCATTGTTATCATTCAATATATAATAAAATCCAGCAGTGTAATATTCATACTCACCATTTAATGGATACGAATCTAAAATATCATTACCAGGTATTATGTGATTATCAAGTGTGTTTGGTAATTGTAATTCATAAAAATTATTATCAGTTATTTCTTTTGCTTCTAAATTCGTCAATAGCTGTTTTACTCTTGGTTTTTCATAATAAATCTCTTTGAACATTTCGTCATATCCTAAAAAATCATCCTCTGTTTTTGAAAATAAAATATCATCCATTTCAACTATACTAAAAGTCATACTAGGTATTTCTTTACGAATAACATCCATTATTTTTTTCCAAACATCTGGTGTAGTATTATTGTCAACATTCTTAATTGATTTGTGTATAGAGTTCAAAGTTTCTATATTTTTTTGTATTCTTTTTTTAAATTCATCATACAAAACAAGTAAATATATAATCATGTATTGTAAATCATCGTATTTGTATTCTTTAAAGATTATTACTAGTATCTTATGTAGTTTAACTAGTAATCCCATAATATTTTTTTCTTTATCATTACCACAAAAATGACCGTATAAACTACAAAATCTTGAAACAATTATCTCGTCTGGATTGACTAATAGGTATGGAGGAACGTAAAAATCGGTTCTTCCATTAGGACGATTATACATAGTAAGTTTACCACTAGCGGCTTCTATTGCAAGTCTATCACCACTAGAAAACGCAAAAATTTTATCTTTGTATTTTTTTTCTT